AGAAGCAGGGGTGCTGATGATCGGGAAGTTCACGAATCCCGATGGCACAAATTATGTAGAACCAGCGCTTATGGAAATGCTGGAACGGTTCAGAACTGGTCGATTAAAAGTGTTCAGCAATCTGACTCCGTGGTTTGAAGAGTTCCGCAGATACCATCGAAAAAAAGGAAAAATCCACAAAGAGTTTGACGACCTGATGGATGCGACAAGGTATGCGGCTATTAGCGTTACGCGCTTTGGACAGAACCAAGTTGAGCGTGAACAAATGACTAACGGTAGATCAGGATATAAGACCCATGAGTATTCTTACTGAGATAGATAGAGATGAGTTGCTTGCATCTCTGGAAAAAAACATTGATGCGGCAGATTCATACGCGAATAGCGAGATAGGTCAACAGCGTGACAAGGGTTATCGCTATTACTACGGTCAGCCACTAGGCAATGAGCGCAACGGCAGAAGTCAGCATGTCAGCATGGATGTGTTTGATGCTGTTGAGTCTGTTAAGTCGTTGATGATGGAAACCTTTACGGCTGATAGGAATGTATGCAAGTTTGACCCCCAAACCGCAGAAGATTTTATGCCAGCAAAGATGGCTACCGCACTGGCGAACTACATCTTTTATCGTGAAAACAAAGGCACAAAGATTCTCCATGACGTTATCCATGACGGACTTGTTGCCAAAACAGGTATCGTTAAGCGGTACTACAAAGATTATTACGAGTATGAGGAAGAAACCTTTGAAGGTTTAGACGAAGCCAGCTTCTCTGTTCTCGCTTCTGATCCCGCTATTACTATTACAGAGTACATGGAAGACATGGAAGCGGTACAGATTCAAGACCCGCAAACGGGTCAGCCTGTCGAGATGTCTCAGGTTATGTATAGCGGTGAACTGGTAAGGAAGATAACCAAGAGCAAAGTATGTATTGAAGTTATACCGCCTGAAGATTTCCTGATAACACCACGCGCTACTGATGAAGAAGATGCAGATTTTTGTTCCCACCGCACTACAAGAACCCGTGGCGAGTTACTAGCGGAAGGATTCCAAGCAGATGTGGTTGCTCGATTAGATGAAGATAACGGTATGCACGAGGATGGGTCTTTAGGTCGTGACTCCGTTGATAACTTTCGACACGATGATTATGAAGATTCAGACGATGACCGCGAGTATGTGACGATCTACGAGTCTTACATAAAGAAATACCGCGAAGATTTGCGGAAGTGTGTGTTCTTAAAGGTAATGCACAGCCGCAGAACTTTACTAGATGTAGAGATGGTCAGTGAAAAGCCTTTTCGCTATTTCACCCCATTCCCATTGCCTCACCGCTTTCACGGTATGAGCCTTGCCGATGTGTTGTTCGATATTCAGAAAACGCAGTCGAGCCTAAAACGCGGTGTTGTCGATCATACCTTTATGACAAACACCTCACGCTTTATCGCTAACTTGTCGCTAGTAAAGAACCCACGCGACCTGTTGGATAACAGGGTAGGGGCGGTGATTGATGTCAACTCCCCCAATCCTGAATCGGTTGTGCGACCTATGCCGATGCCGAATCTCAGTGGCACAGTCTTTCAAGCGATGGAGTCCCTTGAGACCGAGAAAGAATCGCGTAGCGGAATGTCACGCATGGCGCGAGGCATGGACAGCACAGTAGTCAGCAAGCAGAACAGTAGCGATTTGATTACGCAGTTTATGAACGCCAGCAACAGACGAATCATGGTCATGGCGCGGAACTTTGCTGAGAACTTTTTAAAGCCGCTAATGCACGATATTTACAGGCTTGCCGTTGAGAACGAGACACAGGAAAAGTTGGTACAGCTAGACGGTCAGTTTGTCCCCGTTAATCCTCAGTTTTTAGGTGACAGGACTGAGATGTCTGTCGCTGTGGCGCTAACACCTGAAGAACAGGCCAAAGAAGCGCAGATGCTACTTGCGCTTGATCAGCAGTTCACCATGAACCCCAACGACCCCAATATGGGCGGCATGTATGGCGCTCCGCAACGTCACGCGCTACTCAGTCGAGCCTTTGAACTGATGAATGTGAAGTCATCTTCCATGTATCTGTTTGATCCCAACAGTCCTGAATATCAGCAAATGCAACAACAGCAAGCACAGGCGCAACAAGCGGCACAATTGCAAGCGCAACAGCAAGCAGAGTTTAACGCTGACATTACTTCTCGACAGGTGTCAGTGCTAGAAGGCCAGTTAGAACTGGATGTCATCAAAGAGCAGAATCGTGTGGCTACCGATTTATCGAAACAAGAGCATAAAGAAGATCACGAAGATACTCGACTAATGATGGAAGCTGAGAAGCAAATACATGATATGGATATGGATGAAAAAGAACTTGAAGTGGAGAAGAAACAGAAACGCAATGTCAGCATAGGGTGAAGTTATGCCAGTTAGCCAAGAACAGTTAGAAGCGTTTGTGAAAAAAGCGATGGAGAAAAAACACGCCAAGAAAAAAACTCGCAAGCAAGCGTTTGAAGATTTTCAAAAGTGGAAAGACGGAAAGTACGACAAAGACACGGGACTTCCTAAGCCGCCCACGCGACTTAGAAGAAAGTAGTCCTCATTAACTAACCATTTTTGGAGTTAAAAATGAGTGAAGAAGATATAGGTCAGATGGCCTCCGATGCTGATGCCGCAAAAAATATGCTAAACAGCGACATATTTAACAAAGCGTTTATGCACATGAACAATCAGTTGATTGAACAGATATTGGCAACACCGCCTGAAGCCGCTGAAGAAAGAGAGCGGTTGTACGCTATGTACAAGGCGGGTCAGGTGTTTGTACAACAATTTGCTGGTTTGATAAACAACTTTGAGTTGCAAAAGCAACAAGAAGAAGTGTAAAATACAGGAGATTATCTGATGAGTGACGAGCAAACCACACCCGCTGTGGACTCTGTTGATACAGAACAAGATATAAATGCACGACTCGTGGCTTTACTGGAGTCAGACGACCAAACCGAACAGCCAGAAACCGAGCAAGAGGTAGAGCAATCTACCGATGAAGTGATCGAAGAGGCACAGGAAGTCGAAGAGGAAGCTGAAGAATCTGAGGAGGTCGAAGACCCAACCGAAGAGACTGAGGAAGAATCGGAAGACGAACCTGATGTTATTACCGAAGGGATGATTGAAGTGGATGGCGAGAAGCTGTCCGTTGAAGAAATCAAACTTGGGTACATGCGCCAAGCCGATTACACCAAGAAGACGCAAGCTGTTGCCGAACAGCGTAAAGCCGCAGAAGAACAAACTCGGTCTTACGAATCCACTCTTAGCGCCCTCTTGACTGCCGCTGGAGCAGACCTATCACGTTTTGATAATGTGAACTGGGAGCAAGCCGCAGTAGAAAACCCTGATC